AGAAACGGTAGAACTTACAGTTTCTGGAATGCTTGACCTATATAAAAGAGCAGCATATGATTTTAATAGATGGGTAGAGGTCATTCCAAAGAACCTAAGATTTTTTAAAATGTCAATATGGGTTACCGATGTTAGGGACTTTTTCTATGACTCTGATGTTCCAAGAAGCAGTGTGGTTGATGTTAGGCCCTATTTTTTAACAACTCTTAGTCAATGTCAGTTTGATATTGAATCAGGTAACAATATATTCTCAGATTTGAAAAGGTCTCCTGAACAAATGACCGAAACTAGTTTTAAGATTTTTTGGAGAAATGTAGAAACCAGCGGAGCCTATGCAAACACATTAATAAATATGGATCGATCAATCGGTGAAATGCTTGGTGATGTTTCAAAAAGTAGAAATGAGAATGAGGATTCAGGAATCGAAAATGAAGCACCTGCTGTAGATCTTAGCAATGTATATGATGCAATTGCGGAGGCCGCCGATGATTTAACAATTGACAATATACACGATGCAATTGCGGATGCTGCAGAGGACTTAACAGTTGATAATATACATGGTGAATCTGCAGAAAATAGTGACGAATTAGGGACTGAGAATGTACATGGAGGAGCAACTGGAAGTGCTGGAGGAACATTAGATCCGCCAAAGCCCGGTAAGAATTTTATTGGAAAGGTAATAGACGGTGCAATAGAGAGAGGAAAAGAGGCACTACTAGCTAAACTATTTTTAGGAAACGTGCATGGTTTAAATTTAGCCTCTTCTATTCAAGATGCTGTTCGAGCAGGATCAGTAAATGGAGTTGCTAATGCTATCAGAAACATTGCAAATAACGCAGGAGGATCTGGAGGTTCAGGTGATTTAGGTAAGGCATATGATAGATCAGGAGGCGGAGAAACCGACCTACCATCAACGAACGTATACGACTAAATATTATAATTAATGTCAACAATAAAAGAATTAGGAAAGGATAACATTAGAGATACTCATTGGATTGGTGAGGTTGTCGATAATGAAGACCCGCTACTAAATGGTAGATGTAAGGTTAAAGTTTTTGGAAAGTTTGACCTACTGCCTGCCGAATCTATTCCATGGGCAAGTCCAATGAATAGAGACTTACCAGGTTCACATGCAGTTCCTAGAGTGGGCGACGTTGTTGCTGTTAGATTCGACAATGGTAATATATACCACCCAGAATATTGGTTCCAGGTGGATCAGAATAGTGATCTGAAGAGTGATGTTCTAGAAATTTCAGAATTCCCACAGGACGTTATATCAATAGTATATGACGCCGAAAGAAATTTAAGAGTTTATTATTCAGTAGAGGACGGACTTGTAATTACAACAGGAACCGCAAACACAGAGGCACCAATGATTAGACTTAGTCCTGAAGGACAAATATTCTTAAATTCAGGTGATATATTTATTGCAACAAATGACGGGGGAGATGCAACACAGCCTGCTGTTAGAGGAGTAGATCTACAAACTTGGCTAGATACGCTACTAGATGATTACTTAGCGCATACTCACCCGACTGGGGTAGGACCTAGTGGTCCTCCACTTCCTCCTACATCTGCAACCGCAGTTCCAGGATTAAAGGCTGATTTAACAAGTAATTCGTTTTTACAAAAAGATAAATAATGACGGTTGATGAATTAATACAGAAATGGGGAGAGGCTTATATAATAGAGACCCAAGTATCTGATAAAGATTTTCAGTACAAATACACTGTAGAATACTTAAATAGGGTTTCTGCAGAGGACAATGACTTTCTAGAAGATCTGAAGTCAGTTCTAGTTTCATTTTATATTGGGAATGCAGTCATTAATGCGGGGACTGTTGTTCCTACGTTAGAATTAGAATGGATAGGGCAGCCTCCAAATTATAAAGGTTATAATATTGAAGATCTAGATTTCAATACTTTTTTTAGTCTAATTACTAGAAAAGCTACCAGCGGTAATATTGTTGATGAAAAAATCGCATTAATAAGGAACGAAATAATGTTGGCGGAAAAATTCATATCTGAAAATCTTTTCAACTGGACGCTAGACATCAAAAGAACAGATAGTGTTCAAGAAGTATCTGTATCTTTAGATAGTGTTCAAGAAGTATCTGTATCTTTAGATAGTGTTCAAGAAGTATCTGTATCTTTAGATGTCGACCCTATTACTATTATCAAAAAGATAGATTACGGTAATTTTAAAAATGAATGGATGACCGACATGTTAACTAGTGGTTCAGACGTCAGGATAAAAACAGATATTGTTTCCGCAGTCACTAAACAGAATGGAGAACCTGAAGTTTCTGACCTTTTTAATGGGGGAGAATGGTTGACGAAAGATAATATCAGTAGAGAATACCTTGCAAAGTGGAAAGAAAGCGTGTATACGTCAACAGCCGACCCTATTACTGGCATAGCAACTGGAAGTTATATGTATGTTGATATGCAAGAGAATAGAAGGGAGGTTGTTTTTCGATATGTTTTTAATTTATTAGGGATTAAGACGCATCTCGAATCAACACTTAATAAAATAAAGATAAAAATAACGGGTACGGAATTAATATATGGAGATCCAGTAGTTGAAGATGGAGTTTATGGAAAATATGATGATAATGTTAAACAATGGGTTGGTACGCTTCCATCGGATGACACTGAACGCAGCTTATTAATATCAAAACTAGAACAAGATGCATTTCCACAAATAGGAGAGACTCTTAAAGAATATACAATAACTGAAGGCCCTGATACTACTTCGTTGAAAATAGTACCATATATAGAAGGTCGTGAATATGATAAAGATTTTTCAATTTCTAAAATTATAAATAAACCATGAGCTGGGCAACTTTTAAAACCAACTTAGAAAAAGAGCTTAAAGATAGAGCTTTGAGCAGTGATGAACCCGTTTCACAGGTTGCTGATTTAGCAGATCTAGCTAAAAAAATAGTTGATTTATACCACATCGAGGCTACTAATTCTGTCGATGGGTTTTTCAGACCTATTCTTGCTAGGCCTCTTTTTGAACCTGGAAAAGCAGCAATTGAGTCAGCAATAGTATCGAGTTTAACGTTAATGTTTAATGCTAACTTAAAACCTAGCATTATGTCGCTTTCTCCTATAGGATTGGCAACAGCTGCATACTGGGCTCCTGCTATTATTCCAGGTACAATATCACTATCACCACCTACTCCTCCTACTACAATACCACTTCCCGGATCGTTCGTAGTTTTTCCAGGAAATCCAATGGCAGTAACTAACGGTTTTTATAAAGCCTTTACGTCATATAATAATGAAGGTGATTTTGAAGCGTCGCTTAGTAAAGTTGCCCAAGATATTACAGACGGATTCAGCGCCCATATGACTAGTATCGCAGGTTTATGGATTGGTGCGACTCCAGCATACCCAATTGTTCCAGTTCCAATTCCATGGGTTGGTATGACTCCTATTTAAAATGATATATAATACGTAACACTTTTAATTTAAAAATAAATGAATCAAAAAACAAAACGGGCTAGAATCGAGTCAATCGATTTGGGCACACCAGTTCAAGAACGAACTGAAAAAAAAGAATTTAAAATAGAGGCACCTGAAGAAGCAGTTGTAAGCTATTTTAACGAGTCTGGAGAATTTGACTGGGATGCTTTCGAAGCAACCTGCCCAAAAAGAACCAGAAAACCAAATCCCCACATTAAAACAAAGAACGGCGATAAGGTATACTCTAGAGAATCATATGCACAGGAGTTATATGATGCCTATGAGGGTAATGAATCAATCTTTAGCATTATGCCTACTGCTCCAGTTGGAGAAATAGTAGACGGTAAAATCTATGCAATTTCTGGAGAATGGATCACGGTTGATGCTAAATTTAGAGAACTAGTTTATATTAAAACGTCTAAAGAGCCTCAAAGTATTGTAGATGCATGTACTCCAGGAGCTGAAGTTTCGGTATTGATCTTACCTAATGAAACAAGCAAATCGGGTGGAATACTAGGATCTATCTCTGGTGGAATGAAGCAGAGAACTTTTAAAGAACTTGTTAAAGGTATTGAAACTGAAGATACTGCGTGGGTTGGTACTGTAAGCCATATGATCGAGAACGGTGGATATATCGTTAATGTTAAGGGAATTGAATGTTTTATGCCAGGTTCTCTAGCAGGTATTAATAAACTTCATGACTTTTCTTCAATTATTGGTACTGAAGTATATGTTGTACCAGTATCGCATTCAACTGAAAGAGGAACAATTGTAGTGTCTCATAGAAAATACTTACAAGCTATGATTCCTACTGAAATTGAAAACCTAAAGGCAAATATCGATAATAAGATTACTGGAAAAGTTACAGGTTCTGCTAAATATGGAGTATTCTGTGAATTTAATAGTTGTCTTACTGGGATGATACATAGTAATGACCTAGATGATGAAACTTCGGCGAAGCATAAATCTAGAGAAATTAAACCGGGAGATGTTATCGAATTCTGGGTAAAAGATATTGTAAGCAATTCTAAAATTACACTTAGTCAACGTGCTGAAAATATTAACAACCCATGGAAAGACATTGAAAAGAGATTTAAGGTGCCATGCGATGTTAATGCAGTCGTTAAGACTAAAAAAGAGTATGGTTTGTTTATTTCAATCGAAGAAGGACTTGTTGGACTATTACATGTTAGCGAATTTCCAGATGGAGTGATAGATTCATTCAACCCAGGAGATAATATAACAGTACAAGTAAATAGAATTGAGAAAGAATCTCAAAAAATATATCTTAAATTAACTTCTTAAAATACAAGCTATCTAAATATGATATATACTACATAGTATAAATTATATCTAGAACATGCAACTATTAAATAAGAACTCAAATAATGATTCAATACTCAATGCTTCACAAATAGGTGTTGAGTTTGAATTTTATTCTAATCACGGCCTAGAAGAGACTCAGAAACAACTGAAATCTCTTCTAGGCCGTGATATTAGTTTAGAGACTAAGGCCCATTCAGATTTTGTTCCTGACGATAAGACATTTAAAATGGAACCCGATATGAGCGGCGGAAAAGGTCTTATTGAATTAGTAACTGGTGCAATACCATATCGTAATGCAAGAATTATGATTATTAAAATGCTAAATTGGATCAGCGAAAATGGATATACTACTGACAGGTCGTCTATTCACCTAAACCTTTCATTTCAGAATGAATACTTAGAAGATAAGTATATGATTTCAAAAATGAATACTCTTAAATTTATATTAGAGTTTAACGAAGAGCAAGTATACAAACTTTTTCCAAGTAGAAAGGATACAGTGTACGCTAAATCAATCAAATGGGTAATGCCTAAAAATGAATCATTCTATTACGATTCTAATTTAATTTCCCCAATGAACTTTATTTATCCGAATACTAAATATTATGGTGTAAATTTTGATAAGAAGACTAAAAACTATTTAGAGTTTAGATATATTGGCGGTAAGGATTATGAAAAAAAGACTGATGGTATATTATATCTAGTCGATCGATTTATCCTACAAACTTGGAAGTCATGTTCAGAAAATGAATTTACGGAGGTAAACAAATTAGAACTTAAAAAGATTCTTAATAAGAATTTGCCATTTAGGGAGATTGCAAGAAATCATAAGAATATTAGTAAGCACTTCCCAAAAATTCACATGATGGTCGATTTACAGGAGGAAGATACTCTAATTGAGATGCAGTGGGGTAGAATTAAGGATCGAGTAGTTTCTATCATTTCAACTGCTGGATTAACAGAAGGTATTATTAATTATGACTCAGATATTGGTGCAATTCAAGTAAAAAGCGGTAAATTTCCGGTTTGTTATGAAATCAAAGGAGTTGACTTAATAGATTGTGAAATATCTGGAAATATATTTACAACTAATCTATTTAACTGTAAGGTTAAGGGTTCTATGATGGAGGTTTGTAACCTTTACCAAGGCACTGAGGTTTTTGAATCTAAAATACAATCTTCATATATTAATGGAAGTTGTAACCTAACTAATTGTTATGTATTTGGTAGAGATGGAGTCTTTAAGGGTAAAATGATTGGTGGAATATTTAGAGAGGGGATGATTAGCAATTCTGCTAGATTTGAAGACACCGAAGTCGTAGTTAGTAAAAAAATAAATTAATAAAATGAGCGAAATAAGAAGCGGAAGTCATAACGGTTTAAGCACTCCAAGAGATTTTGGTGATAATTGCCTAAATTCATTTTTAGACGAAATAGGAGATGATATTACAGGGGCATGTATGGTTCCAGTAAACCTGCCTCAGCGAGAAATCTTAAATATAATTAAAAGAAGTAAGAAGTGGTTCTATAAGAACTATGAATATTCAATGCGAGAAAACTTCTATCATATACCAAGAAGCGTGTTTGATACTGAGTATTTTACTAAACACAGGTCTCTACATCTTCCAGGCGCAAATCCAGAAACTGGAGCAGGAGAGGTATTTTCAGTTTATGGACTATGGGATCTTTCAAGTGGTTGGCAAGGACAGGGAGGTGGAATGGACATTAGATTTACAGCAGAAGGAGATTTCTCAATAGATCGAATGTTATTTAGAAATGCATATCAAGGTTCTGGAGCAGCTCAGTTTGCCGAAGAACTACAATACTATACAGTTAATCAATCACTAATGGACTTATCTAGACAAATTCTAGAGAATCCAATCTCGTTTGCATATACACAATTAACTGGAGAATTAAAGTTCATGGGAGACACTCCGAAAGGTGATGTAATACTTCAAGTATATGAAACTATCGATGACTGTGCTCTCTATAGTGATGAGATATTTTTCAGGTACGTTAGCGCTAGAATTAAGCAGTCATTAGGCGCAAAACTTGGTATTTTTAAGTTTGCAATGCCTGGAAATGTTGACTTTGATTATGGTGCAATAAAAGACATGGGCGACGAAGAACTTGCAGAAATTAAAGAAGAAATCAAGGGAGATGAAGGCGTAGACTGGATGTTCCACAGTTAAATATGATAGATAGAATATGGAACTGTACATAAAAACAATAGGAGACCCAAACTATGAACCGACAAAGGTACACATGGTCGACGGTATTAATCAGTTGATTACTCAACTAGAGACTATCCTTTTTACAAATAAAGGAGAGGTTCTAGGAGACCCTGATTTTGGGTGTAGTTTGAACGATATGTTATATGTATTGAATGCTAATGAATTTGCGATTAAGAGTGAAATAGACAAGCAAATTTCAAGGTATTGTCCACTTGCTTCTAATTATGATGTTAACGTCGAAATTAGTTTTATAAGAGGAGAGGTTAGAGATGAGGCGTTTATTGATATAACAATAGACAACACATTCGTTGTTTCAGTAGCAACACTATAAAAATTAAAAAAATAAATGGCAGAACTTAAATTTTTAACAGCAACAAGAGCATTAGCATCCGAGATATACAAGGATGCTAGGACCTATATTGCGAGAGTATATCAGAGATCCAATACTCTCTTTACGGACGCTTCTCCATTTTCTCAGATATTGCGAGTTCTTTCAGAAATGACTGAACTTACACTATTCTACATTGAGGATTCTACAGTGGAGCAAAACATTTATACTGCACGACAGCCCGAATCTATTTATGGACTGGCTAGACTTGCAGGACACGATGCAACTAGAGGATTTGCAGCAACTGGTGAGATTTCAATTCGACTTGATATGACTTCAAAGGCGTTTAACGACATTTCAGGAGATGGAATTACAATTCCAGCAAACACTGAAATTAAATTTGAAGCGAACGGTCTTTCATATATGTTAAGAACTTCGAGAGACGCTTTTAGAATTAATAAAAACCAAAGTAATGCCTTTAAAGCCCCGGTTGTTCAGGGTAAGATAGAAAACCAAACACTTACCGGAAATGGAGAGTCGTTTCAGGCGTTTAATATTCAAATTTCAGGAAACACTGACCATAACCTAGTTAAAGTTTCGGTAAATGGTGAACAATGGACTAAGTTTAATTCAATTTATGAAATGAATGCTGACGATAAAGGATTTGTCTTAAAGACTGGTATTTCAGGAGGACTAGATGTCTATTTTGGTACTGGTAATTTCGGGATGATTCCACCTTCTGGTTCTGAGATAGGGATAGAGTATATAATTCACGATGGAGCAGCAGGTAACCTTGATGACGGTGAAGACCTAAAGATTAAATGGATCGATGAAGGAAAAGACAGCGCTGGTAATTTTATTGACCTAAATGAATTGCTAATAGTTGATGTTACTAGTTCTCCTAAAATGGGAGCTGGTCCAGAATCTACTGAATTTACACAGATGATCGCACCACTAGCCAGTAAATCTTTTGTGTTGGCAACTCCAGATAATTACGAATACTTTTTATCAAGGTATGGTCTATTTTCATACATTGATGCATATAACACGGCAGATGACGGATATATTGATGATGACAACGTTATCTATATTTTCGCAATTCCAAATGTTAGAAAGAAACTA